GCCGCGGGTTCGGGTGTTGTGGTTCCACCACCTAATTCACCAAAACCACCTAAATCAGGACTTGTTGTTTCTCCACCACCAGGTGTTGTTGCCTCACCAGCACCCGCTTCACCTCCTTCCTTTGGTTTTCCATTACCGTATAACTTGTCAATATTGTCAAATATACCTGTTTTGGTAATTACATTCGGAGTTTCCTCAAGTTCCTTAGCTACAGCTTTTTCAATTCTTTGTTGTTGAATATCCAACTTAATTTCTTCATCACTGAATCCAAGAATATGTTTCTTAGCCCAAGAAGCGGATACCGCCTGAATACCATTTCCAGGATCGGTAACCGCGTCTCTGTAAAGTGCAATTTTAGATTGAAGTTGTTCAATCTTCAACATATCTTGTTGTGTTGATGGGTTTGTTAGACCCAAAGTGAAGTTATTAAGTTCGTCCTCAAATCCCAAGATATAAAGGTGAATAATCGCGATTTTATTCAATTCTTGAATCATCGCTTGTTGAATTCTATTGATTGTTCTTGAGAATCTAATATCCAAAAGAGAAAGATTCTTACCATCACCAACCACTTCTTCAAAACCAAGGAATGCTTTTGGAATTCTTAATGCCGTCAATAATTTCTTTTGAATATATTCAATATCCGCAATTTCACTCAGATTTTGAGCACCCGGTAAAGTATCAATGGGGTTTGGTGCGTTTGGATCACGAACAGGGATAAAATAATCTTGGTCTACCGCCATCTGATTATATCTCATATCCACATTACCATTCTTAGGATCCACAATTTGGTCTCTCTTGAATTTGTTGGCAACTCTCTGTACATACGCTTCCACATCTTTGTCATCCATATTTCCAACAAAAACTTTAAAAACCCTTCTTTCAGGTGCTCTTGATGTTCTATAGATTAACATCGCATCTTCGGACAACAGAAGTTGTTTCCATACTCTTCTTGCTTTTTCTAGCATAGAAGTTCCATAGGGTAATTTAGAGTCGTCACCCAAAAGTCTAAAGTGAGCAACCTCCCACGTATTGAATTCTATATTTTTATTTTTCCAAGTAAAAGTTAAGTGAGTGTTTTCAACACCGGTATTCATTGCAACGGTATTAACAACCATACCTCTCTCGAATCTTTCGATTTCAATATTTGGTAATTGTTGTGCTCCGACAACACCTTGTTCAGGGTCAATCTTTAAATAAAGAAAATTATCACCATACTTACAAGTGTTTCTTGTCCACATAGGTAAGTTAGTATTGATGTCCAACTTGTTGTTAAACAAGTCAGCCAAAATACTTTTGATTCTATTGGATTCTGAATATATTTGAAGAATAAATCCATTTTCGTTTGGAGTTGTTGATTCTTCAGCATAAATGTCTAAAGCTGCTGATATTTCAGGTGTAAACTCCATAGATTCATAGTCATAATATGAAGCCAACCTTGTTGGTTCATAATAGACGGCTTGGGTATAAAGGTTGTTTTCAACCTTTGACCATTGGTTTGCCAAATACAAACTCTGTTGAGCTTGAAGTTTTTCCTTTTCGTATTCCCCTTTAGATTTGGTTCTTAAAATTTCTTTTTTATCGAACCTGTATTGAGGAACTTGTTGATCCAATGTGGAATCTGGTCCAAAGACCCTTGAAAGTCGTTGCCAAATTGTATATTGTTGATTAGTTTGTGCCATAGTAATTAAAATAGTAGTTTTTTCAATAAATACAATATTATTATCTTCTCATTCCTCCGAAGAGCCATAAATATTTCTCTACGTCTTTCTGATTATAACTTCGATTGGAATCGTTATTTGTTTGACCATAATACGATGGAACACTCGGATTCATAAAGTCAGTTTTATATTTTACACTTTCATTTACCGTCCAAGAATCAATCATCGCTTTTGCTTGTTCAGTCACCTTTGTGAGTTTGGAAAAACTACTCTCACCAACATATAAAGCCATAGCAACAGACATAATTAAGTCGTCATGTTGTCCTTTGATATGGTCGGGTCTTCCGTTTATATAAACAAAAGTTAGTAATTCATTATATAATCTTGATGATCTTATCTTAAACCCGTGTCTAATATATTCTTCAAAAGTTGCAATAATCTGAACCCTTTTGTTATTGAAATTAATTCCCGGTATTTTCTCTTGCGCTTTTGGATCATATTTCCATATATCAGTTGATACTTGACCATCAATATAAAGGTTTTTATACCCCAACTCTTGCATCTTCCTTGCGGTTGATACACCCATACCACCTGTTATATCAATAACCACAAATGCGTTGTATCTTTGTGCCCATTTTAAGGCAATTTCAGCAGCAATATCAGGTGGAACCTTATCCAAAAATTCAATAACCTGTTCTCTTGTGTCAAAATCAACAATATTAAATGTTGTAAAATCCTCTGAATCCCCCCTTGATACATCGACACCCATAATATATTTGTGATCCAATATTGGATCCTCCCAAACCCATAACGCCCCTCCCATCATCTTGTCTTTGGGTTCTTTAATATCATTTTTCTTGATTTTTTCCATAGTTCCAGAGTCAATGACATTGTCACCCGAACCAAGAAAGTTACACTCCAATTCTTGAGACACCTTTCTTCTATCGTATTTCAACTTCTTAACCATAGTTTCAAACCAAGAAGAACAAGGTTTATAACCTTCATTGATTTTTTGAATAACAAATTCAAGATCCAAATCCCAACCCGCACCACCCAACCTAATTACGTGTTCTTCTTCAGTATATTCTTCTTTGTTCAACAAATAATGAACAATATCTTTGGTTTTTACTAAATAAAGGTCTTTGGTATATCTCGGATCTCTATACCAATACATTTCGGATATTTTGAAATCATTCATACCCCGTAAAGCTTGATCGTAAATTGAATAATAAATTTGATCAAATCCGTTGGGTGTTGAAATAACTATAACTTTACCACCCGTTGAGAGTGAAGCCATACAAGCAGCCCAGAAATCATCATCAGCTTCAATATATGCAGCCTCGTCGAATACAAGAATACTCGGAGTATAACCTCTTAGTGCGTCTTTTGATGTTGCAACAGCTTTTACTTCACAACCATTTGTTAATCTAAAGTGACGTTGGGAGTTTTTATCAGATGAAAAACTAACTCCAAACCAATCAGGCCATTGTTCTTGGAAAGACCTGATTTTATCAGCCATACCTACGGCGGTATCAAGTTTGTTGGCGATGATCAATATCTTTTCAGGTTTTCCCTTCGGAGCTGTGATCAACTTTTTGGAAATCCAAGCTGCGGTGACAGTGGAAACTCCCGCCTGTCTATATTTTAACGCAATATTTTCCTCGAACTTTTCAAAATCCTCAATCAATTTCACTTGGTCAGGAAACAACTTCAGGGGTACGAACCCCTGAACTGTTTGATCATAAGTTTTCAAATATGTTTTTAACGCATATTCAGGACTTTTGACACATTTGGCATATTCTAATAATACCTGTTCTCTTGTTAAACCCATCCATTAATTTAAACTTATTCCGAGATTAGAGAGGAAATTATCCAAGTCTTCATCATCATCTTCTGAACCCATAGCATCTTCATATTCTTGATCTTTAAGTTCCTGAATAATCTCTTTTACCATTTTGTCTACAATTTGCTTGCCTTTTGGTGTTTCTGCGAGAATTTCTTTCATAGTCTTGAAGAACTCGTCAGTACTCAGAGAGGCAATTCTTGATTTGAGATAGAACTGAATGATTTTCTTGTCTTCGTCAAATAGTTCATCAGGATAAGCATTTACCAATTTTTCATATATAATTGGTCCGACTCTCATATCCCAAATTTCATGTGGTAAAGTGTCTGCAACCCCCATAACCATTTCTGCCGATCTTGGATCGTCAGGTAAACCCTGAGTCATAACCAAATCGTTCACACCTTTAAGTAGTTCATGAATGAGAAGTGGAAACCATGTAGCCTGTGCTTTTACGGTTGGAGGATCTGTAGTTTCGTCAACTTCTTCTTTACCCATCATTCCTTCACCACTACCTGCCATATTCAACATTTGTTGGTTAGGCATAATCCAATATAAATAGTCAGCGTATGACATTATAACACCATACAATCTTACCAAGTCAGGATTCAATCTATCTAATTCTGGTACTACAAGTTGATACATATAGTGACCTTTTTTTGCTCCACCCTGAATCAAAGCATTTAGAATTCTTCTTTTTGCGGTTTCCGCGTTAAAATTCTCCATAGAATTCATAAAGGACATAAAGTCATCTTGAA